AATAGCAATAATACTATATATGCTATCTAGTTACAATAGGCATTAAAAAGGCCGCTACATGCGGCCCTTATGATTTTAGCTATTACTAAACTAGGAAATACTTTTCAGTTACTTTATTATTTGAAGCGGTAAACTTCTCGTTTTTAACAAAACCTTTCTCAATCAATATCTCAAGCGATGTTAGAACATCCTGTTTCTTAGCTGGTCTGCACCGGTTTGCAATAACGCCGATTGATTCGCCCAAGCCGTCATGGTCTAGAATGTTTAATATTTTACGATGTAAGGCTTCATCGTGCCGCCGATCATCCGCTGCCATGTTGCCCGCTGCCAGGTTTACCTTAGCTTGAATGTCCGCTTTAACGAAAGCATAAGCCCACCTAACGTGCTCTACCGAGCGGAAGCCGTCATCTATTGCTAACACCAAGCTAACCTTTAAAACTAGCTCAAAAGCGCGCCGTGGGATGGCCTCCAGTGTCGCCTCTTTGGATTTCTCGGCCATTGCATGAAACTCGTCTTCTATAGTGTCCAGCAGATCCAGTGCCGCCGGCTCCGTTGGTATTTCAACCCTGTCAGATAGATGCTCAACCCGCTGCTTTCCAGTCGCTGCAACCGAGCCGCCGTTATAGATACTAGCCAGCGTCATCGACATGGTCATATCCATTGGCAGAGTCTTAAACCGCTTCTTGGCCTTTGGGTTTGTTTCTTTCTCCTGGATTATCAGGGACCGACCAAAGAACCCGTTTGCTGACTGCTCATAGTCCACCAGGCCATTAAACGTTACTGGCGTTGTGTACCCTATTAATGACAGAAAAGGACGCTCTAAGCCGCTGTCAAGGGTCGATAGCTGCCGCTCAATTGATGCAATGTCAGACTCAACATCAGCTCCATCAGCTTGGCGCTTCTTTAGCTGCCCCAACTCTTTAGCCAATTGCATTTTAATCTCTTTGCGCACATCGCCACCTAATGGCATGAAACTATTCGCTTTTGAGTATGCCGACATTAATGCGCCGATAACGCCTTCCAAGTATGCCGCGCCGCCACGCTTCCGAGCATTGTCGATCTTTTGCAGAACTAGGCCCATTTCGTCGATGATATAGCAAGCCGCCTGGTGGTCGATAAGGTTCCGGATAATCTCCTGCTCGGATTTTATCGCGCCGTGTGTTGCAGGTGCTATCCCTGCCGCTTTATGAATCTCAGCCTGGGCTTGCTGTATTGCTTCTTTCCCGGTTGCAGATCCTGCCACGCAAAATATGAACTGGTTAGTAGTAACGCCGTAAACCTTGTCCTCATAGCGCAGCCCGGAAATATTGCCCATCGCCGATAACGCCGCTGCTACTGCTAGCCGCTCCCGTGGAAACCGGCACTGCCCGTTGATCCATTCCACCAACTTTCCAACAAAACCTGGCGGGCGCAGTAGATCAATATTATCGTCGCTCAACGGCTCGTCGTACACTAACTCAGTCTCGAAAGTAACCGTTGATTGATAGCCGCCCTGCTCCGCGAAATGAACCAGCGTTCCGACTGTTACCAGTGACGCGGATTTCCCGAACGAATGCCAATGCTGACCGATCTTTTCGCTGCCAGCGTAATCCTCGCCGGTTGCGCTCCATGTATCCCAGATCGCGCAGCCCGTGCCCGTAGTAGCATGGTGTAGCGCCATACCAATCTTAATCCATTGTTCATAGCTGCAATTCGCGTCGATACATTGAAGCATCGCACCCAAATCATCAGCTGACAGATCCACTTGCTGCCCGCGAAACTCTGCGCGTATATGCTCGGGTTTTTCCAGTAATGCCAATAGCTCGGCGGGTGCTTCTGCAATGTCGTCCGGGTGTCCTTTCTCAGCTTCATATAAAGAGCCGCTCTTGTGAAGCGATCCGCACCCGACAACATAGCCGCTCGACTTAAAATCAATGCCTTCGTAATCAGCGTGGTGTCCTGCCAATGCCAAGGCTAACGGCTTCTTAAAATAGATATGCCAACCGCCGCCACCTGTTGCAACGACAAAACCAGACAATGCTTTAAAGTCTAGGTTCAGATCCTTGCAGAGCTTCGCATATGCCTCGCTGCCGCCGTTTCGCGGGTCTATGTCGATAACGATGTGTTCGTCAACTAGAACGCCAAAGCCGGTCGAAAACTGGCCCATCATTTCCATCGTGTCGAGCTGCTCGTCTGACCAGTTTGGCGTATGCTGCCAAGCCGATGTTCTAGGATGCTTTAGAATAGCCTTGCAGTGCGGGTTTCCGCATTCGCAGTTGCCTTTAGCGTCCACGCCGTGGAGGCCGAAGATGCGAAAGCCTGCGTCGAGATAATCAAACTGATTCATCAGCCTGCCCCTCTATCCATTCAATAAGATGCTGAACGACTGGAAACGAAACCCGCTGCCCGCCATTGGCTAGGTTATATATAGTGGAGTAGCTGATACCGGTTGCCCTGGCCACGTATTTGAGATTAAGCGGCTTCAGCCGCTGTTGTAACTGTTTAAGTGTCATTTCGTATCATCCCGTCTTATATAGCTCGTGTGTGTGATTGCAGTATATATACAAAAAAAGTTGTTGCAACCCTTAATATATTGCTTTAAAGTGCGAACCTCAATTAGGAAAGAGAGAAACAAACCATGTCAATATTAAAGCAAGCAACGAAACCAGCTGACCGGATGCCGATAGTCACTATCTGCGGTGACTCAGGGCTCGGTAAAACGTCCCTGGCGGCGACATTCCCAAACCCTATAGTGATACGCGCCGAAGATGGCCTTCAGGGTGTACCGGCTGCCATACGGCCCGACGCGCTGCCGGTGGTAACATCACTGGAACAGCTTATTGAGCAGATGACGGCACTATATAAAGAAGAACACAATTACAAAACAATCATAATCGACAGTGTAACAGCGCTAGAACGCCTATTTATGCAAAACGTTATCGACAGCGACCCTAAGAAGCCGAAATCAATCAACCAGGCTTTAGGCGGATATGGCGCAGGCCTTGGCGCAGTAGCCACACTGCATCACCGGGTCGGCAAACTAATGTCAAAGATTAATGCCGACAAAAACATCGCTATTGTATACATCGCCCACGCTGACACCGAAACAATCGAACTGCCAGATATGGACCCGTACACCCGCTACAATCTGCGACTCGGCAAACGCTCAGTAGCACCTTATGTAGACGATGTTGATATGGTCGGCTTCTTAAAGCTGCAAACGTATACCAGCGGAGACGGCGACAAGAAAAAGGCAACGTCAGACGGCAGCCGACTATTGGTAACCTATGCCACGGCGTCAAACGTTAGCAAGAACCGTTACGGCATTACCGAAAATATATTTGTACCGAAAAACGAAAACCCATTAGCACAATACATCCCGGCTTTAGCCACTTATAACAAAGAAGGTAAATAATATGTCATTCTTCGATCTTTCAGACGGCAAAACAGCAGCAGCTTCAACTTCATTTGACAGCAATGTTCAGATTAAGCCGATCCCTGCAAACACTCAGGTAGTCGCGGCAATTGACGAAATTAAATGGGACGAATACCAGGGCGACTCGTTTGTCTCGGCTCGCTGGGTAGTGCTCGACGGCGAACATAAGGGCCGCAAAATCTTCCATAAAATCCGCGTAAAAGAGCAGGATAAAACCAAACGCGATCGTGCTTTAAAGATGCTCGCTGCTATCGATGCGAACGCAGGCGGCGACTTAATGCGCAACGGCACTGAACCGGGTGATAGCCAGCTCAGCTCCGCTTTATCCAATAAGCCTATGGCCATCAAGCTCGGCCTATGGGAAATTGACGACAAGTCAGGAAACTGGGTCATGGCAGTATCGCCGGTCAACTCCGCACCAGCTGCGCCAGTAGCTGCCGAAGATATTCCCTTCTAATAATACGGCCCTACGGGGCCTTTTTTTTCGAGGTAAAAACAATGGAACAGCTTTCACAAGAATGGTTTGACGCACGCAAAGGCCGGGTGACTGGCTCCCAGATTGGTGCAATCCTTGGCGTTAATCCTTGGTCTAGCACCAAAGATGCCATGCGCTCTATACTCGGTCAGTCAACGTTTACCGGCAACGTTGCCACCGAATATGGAAGCCGGAACGAGGAAAACGCCGTATTCGATTTCGAGCTTGAAACAGGCATTACTATTAAAGAGTGCGGGTTTATAGTTCACCCGGAATACGACTGGCTCGGAGCTTCACCCGATGGATTGATTGGCGCAGATGCTATTGCCGAGATTAAATGCCCGTTTG